AATGGCTCGCTTAAAGTCCATCTATCCATTCAAGCCACAACGCAGAGCAGTTGCTGCAAAGATGTGGGTAAGGTTCGTTAACAAGAAGTCCGATAACCAACCTTGCTGGCAGGACGAAGAAGAGGAATTGAATAAGCGAATGAATATCATTGGGCAAAATGGAAATACAGCGGAGGGGTATCTTAAAACCTGCGTTAGTTGTAACCAGGAAAAGGCATTTATAGATTTTCCAAATAATAACGCAAGCCCTGACGGTAAGCATTCATATTGCAAGCTTTGCTCAAATCAAAAAAACAAAGAGTGGAGGGAACTCAATTCTGAAAAAAGAAAGCAGAGTTTAAAAAAATGGAAAGAGTCAAATGCTAATAAGATAAGAGAATATAAAAGAAATCGGAAACCAACCCAAAAAGAAATAGAGGGTAAAAATCGCTGGATTAAAGAAAATGCCGAAAAATTAAAACAGTATCAAAAGGAATACAAGAAAAAAAACAAGAAACGTTTAACCGAACTTGAAGCCAACCGAAAACAATCCCAGCCCGTTTATAGAGCTATTTGTAATTTGCGCTCAAGAGTTAGTGATTTTTGTAAATCAATATCTCAAAATAGAAATTTAAGCGCAACAAAGTCAATAGGATTGAATCGTGAAGATTTTAAGAAACATATAGAATCAAAGTTTCAGGAGGGTATGACTTGGGAGAATTACGGACAATGGCACGTTGACCACATTAAACCACTTTCGTTAGCAACAACCGAGATAGAGGTAATGGAATTAAACCACTACACCAACCTCCAACCATTGTGGGCAGTTGAGAACTTAAAGAAATCAAACAAGTATGAAAAATCACACTAAGGTTTACCTGAAGGCAATGGGATTGTCTGCTTTAGAATTTATCCCTTGTGAAGTCTGCAACAGGCGAGCCGTAGACATCCATCATATTGAACCTCGTGGTATGGGAGGCAGTAAACTTATGGACACGCCAGAGAACTTAATGGCGCTATGCCGGGAATGTCACCACGAAGCCGACTTTGGTGTTGAGTTATCAAAAGATTTCCTGAAAGCCGTACACCTAAAAAAGCTGAACAAATGATTCACATCATTACACCGTGTTCCCGACCGGAGAACCTTTCAACAATCAAGGCAACCATCCCGGAGGATTGCACGTGGACGGTAGTCGTTGACGAGAAAGCAACAGGACATTTCCCAAATGGAATTACTTACTTGCGTCCTAACGTCTCCGGTAGTTGGGGACACCCGCTAAGGAATGTAGGAATGGAGTTTATCCTTGCGCTAAAGGCCAAGAGAGGCGATTACATCTACTTTCTTGATGATGACAATATAATTCACCCTGATTGGTACGAAGGCGTTAAAAACGAATCATATCCGTTCATCACTTGGGGACAGGTATTCAAGAACGGCCAACCAAGACTCCACCCAACAAAAGAGCCACGAGTGGGTACGGTAGACACGGCATCGTTTATGGTTCGGTGCGATGCAATCGGGGAAGTTAGATTCGGCAACGAATACGAGGCAGATGGGCTATTCGCTCAGCAGATGGCAAAATGGAATACCAAGACACTCGATGCCTATCTTTGTTACTACAACTACCTACGATGAAACAAACCCACGAGATAGATGGCTGGTTTAACCACCACGGTGCCTATGACTTTTTGTTGAGCAAGGTTCCAACCGGTGGCACATTCGTTGAGCTTGGCGCTTGGCTTGGCAAGTCCTCCTCGTATCTGTGCGACAAAGCAACAGGCCAACAAATAATCATTATAGATTCTTTTAAGGGAACACAAGAATACATTGACTCTTATTATAACCTTGCCAAGACCGCAGATATCTACGAGCTATTCGTTGAGAATATGGGTAGCCGCAAATACAAAGCGATTAAAGCAACATCCAAAGCAGCATCACGCAAATTCAAAGACGAATCATTAGACGTGGTGTTTATAGACCTTAACCACTCTTACGAATCAGTAAAGGAAGATATTGCCCTATGGCTGCCAAAGGTTAAGAAGGGTGGATATTTAGCAGGAGACGATTACCACGAGAACTGGCCAGGTGTTATCCAAGCCGTAAACGAGATGCTAAACGGGTTCACCGTAATTGATGATGCTTTTATATTTCAAAAATGAAGATACTCTGCATAGGCGACCCGGACTCCGGGGTAGTGTACCACCGCATCTATAAGCCCTTCACTCTGTTAAAGGAGAAAGGGCTTTTGGACTTTCAGATAATCAACTACAAGCAACCCATCCCCGAAGCCGATTGGGAAGGAGTCACGCACGTTATCTTTTCTCGTGCGCTTCCGTTCACCGGGGAATCCTTTGCCAACTTCTTTGCGATTTGTAAAGCAACAGGCAAAAAAGTAATCATCGACAATGACGATTGGTGGCACCTAGCATTAGACCACCCATCAAAAGCAACATACGATAAAGCAAACCTCTCAGGACGTATTGTAAACTCAATGTACTTTGCAGATGAGGTCTGGACTACCCAAAAGTATTTAGCCGATAAAATCAAGAAGGTAAACCGTAACGTACACATCATCCCAAACGGATTAGACCCATCAGACCCGCAATGGCAGATTACCCGCCAAGAAGCAGACGAGGTACGATTTGGTTACGTGGCCGGCATATCACACCTTCCAGACCTTGTACAAAACAAGATTGACCTTTCACCTTACGAATCCTATGTTGCGGACATTGGTGGATACCCACAAGCAGCTAAAGCAAGATTCGCATTAGAAACACAATCACCCAACGAATACGGAAAACTATACCAAGCGTTTGACGTTGCCCTGGCCCCACTTCTCCCAAGTGAGTTTAACCGATGCAAATCTAATTTGAAGATGGTAGAAGCAGGGTTCGCCGGTTGTGCGTTAATTGTAAGTGATGTAGCACCATACGCAAAACACCTAACACAAAAGAACTGTATTGCAGTAAAGCATAACGGGGATTGGAATAAGGCAATTAAATACCTACACGAAAACCCAAACAAAGCTGGGGATATTGCCTTAGCCCTTCACGAGGATATGACTACCAATTTTAATATCCACGATTTTAACGACATTAGATTAGAACGCTTATGCAAATAGTACCAATTACCCAAGTGGTTCCCAATACGAGCAACCCACGAATTATCAAAGACGATAAATTCAAGAAGCTGGTAAAGTCAATCCAAGAGTTCCCCGAAATGCTAAACCTGCGTCCTATTGTTGTGGATGCGGATATGGTTGTACTCGGAGGTAATATGCGCTTAAAGGCGTGCAAAGCCGCTGGGCTTACAGAGGTGCCTATTGTTATTGCCGATAACCTAACGCCAGAGCAACAGGCGGAGTTCATAATCAAAGACAACGTGGGATTCGGTGAATGGGATTGGGATATTTTAGCGAATGAATGGGATGCCGAGTTATTGCAGGACTGGGGTCTTGAATTGCCATTTGACAATACGCCCGTACTCGAAGCAGAGGAGGATGACTACGAAGCACCATCCGAAATAAAAACAGACATCGTACTTGGCGACCTTATCGAGATAGGCCAACACCGATTGCTATGCGGGGATTCTACCGATAGCGACCAAGTAGCTCGGCTTATGGATGACCAGAAGGCAGATATGGTATTTACCGACCCGCCTTATGGAATTTCATACAAGAGTAATTGGGCATCAAAAGAACGAGAGCGTTTTGATGAAATTAAAAACGACAATGTTATTTTGGATATATTGCCGTCAATTATTTTATTATCAAAAAACAATATACATTGGTACGTTTGGACATCGCATCAAGTATATCCAATTTGGCGTGATAAATTCAATGAGTACTACAAGAGTACAATCATTTGGAGCAAGAAGTCAGGAGCGATGGGTGATTTAAGTGGTGATTATGTTGTCAATTATGAAATGGCATTGTTCTGTCACTATGGGAGAAAAACTTTAAATGGTAAACGAGAGAGTGCCGTTTGGGATTTAACAAGAGATAGTGGACTTGATTATCAGCACCCCACTCAAAAACCAATATCACTATCTGAAAAGGCAATAATCAACTCAAGTGATAAGAATGATTTAGTTGTAGATATTTTTCTCGGTAGCGGCTCTACGATGGTAGCAGCACACCAACTCAACCGCAAATGCTTTGGTATGGAACTTGACCCGAAGTATTGCCAAGTAATTGTAGACCGAATGCACAAGCTCGACCCATCCCTTGAAATCAAAATAAACGGAAAGCCGTATGACAAATAAGGACATCAATAAAAAGGCAATGCTTGACGCATTAGAGAAGTCGTTAGGCGTTGTAACTTCTGCTTGTAAGTCAGTAGACATCGCAAGGGAAACGCACTACCGTTGGTTGCGTGAGGATGCCGACTACAAAGCAGCAGTCGATGAACTTTCAGACGTTGCCCTTGACTTTGCGGAAAGCCAGTTGCATAAACAAATCAAGGACGGCAATTCAACCGCAACAATCTTTTTTCTGAAAACAAAAGGGAAGAAGCGGGGTTACGTAGAACGCCAGGAGTTGGACGTATCTACGGGCAAGATGTTTCAAATAGAAGTTCTTGGCAACGATACAGACCAATA